GATGATGGTTGCTAATAATATGCAACAAAGTAGTAAGTCAACGATGGGAACTCAGGGGTCTATGAAACCCATCCCACAACTGAAACCAAACAAGGCAAAGGTAAGCATTCCAGGAGCACCATCTAGAACTCCTGTTGCACTCCAAGCACCAGCAACCACAACTACTACTAGTGGTAGTGGTTATGCCTCTGGTGAAATGCGAGACCAGGAACAGATTCCTAATTTTGATGCCTCGTTTAGTTCTATGGATAAGTCAAGAAACTCTAAGATCCTGGGTATTTTCTAAGACATGAAACTACTACCATCAGCACCAGCGGTCAAACAGCAAACAAAAAAGATATCTGCTAAGTCAATCAGTAGCGGAGGTGGGGAAAGTGGTGGACATAAGGGACTTGTGTCTGTCAAATCCAGAGTCATTAAGATTGAGAAGTTACTTGGCGCTCAGAATAAACTCTACGAAAAGCAAAAGAAGAAAGCAGCAGTTCAGGAAGAGAAGAAGACTAGAGCAAAGAGAGAAGATAGATTAGAAAAACCTAAAGACAAGGAAGAGAAGGATAGTAAAAAACTATTGAAGGGTCCTAAACTTGGATTCCTTGATAGGGTAAAGAACTTTATTGGAAAAGTTCTGATAGGATTCATCGCCATAAAGATGATCAAGTATCTCCCCAATCTTTTACAACTCATACCTAAGATTGATTCTGTCTTAACTTGGGTTTCTAATTTTGGTATGGGACTTGTCGATGGGTTCGCTACCTTTGTGAAAGGTGCTTATGACTTAAGAACTAAGACGATTAAATTTGTTAAAGATGTTGGTGGTGAAGACGCACTAGAAAAATTCAAGATGTTTGAAGGTGCGATGGAGAAAGTCATCACCGCACTTGTATTTGCAACTGCTGCTGGAGGTAAGGGCGGTATCTTTGATGCGATTGGTGAGGTAGCAGGTGATAGATTGATGCAGAAAGGAGCTCAGACAGCAGCAACTAAGGCAGGTAGTATTGGTGCAGGTGCTGCAGCAGGAATTATTGGTGGTGTAGGTTTACTTTCTTCTGCAATTGGTGAGGGAGCATTCCAACTTAGAGGTAAGGGTAGAGAACTTGAAGGGGGCGCTAAAAAGAATTATGAAAAGCACAAAGATAAGTGGGCAGTAGATCCTAGGAGAGCATTATCTTGGGGAATGTACCAAGCAGCAAGGTTTGGCAATACAATGCTGAGCACACTTGGATTTTTATTTGATGTTGTTGGTGCTCCATTTAGATATGCAATTGAACTGATTCGTTATCCATTCCTAAGCGAAGAAGATAAAAAGAAGCAGGCAAAAAATCTAGCAAAGTTTGATTCTAGGATTCGTGAAGATGTCAGAAAGGCCTTGAATATGGTCACCTTTGGAGCTGCTTTCAAAGAGAAAGGTTCCTTTGGTAATATGTTTGGTGACGATGCTGCTCAGAAAGAAATGATGAGCAAGATGTCTGGTGGTGGTATCACTAGAGGTGGTCAAGAGTTGGGTGCTGTCAGTAGACAACTGAAGTCTGAGAAAAAAAGGGCAAGACCTGCTCCTACAAATTCACAGAAGACAAGAATCCAACCAGGCGATAGTGTTGGTGGCAAAAAAGATATTCAAAGAATCTTCCCAGAATCAGATAAGAATGACTCTATCAGTCCACTGACTTATATTGAGGGTGTCAATAAGAAGGTATCAGAGATGCCTTTCCTTGGACCAATCTTTGGTGTTGCATATAAGACACTGCTGGGTGATCAAGCAGATGATAATGATTATCGAAATATTGCTGGTGGTCTTGATAAGTGGACAAGATATACTTTCAACCTGTCTGGTTCTAAGATGAAACTTGCAGGTGGTGGTGAAGTTGATATTGATATGTTGATGAGGAATCGCAATATGACTCAAGCGATTCAGAAAAACATAAAGGGTGTTATCTCTGATAAGGTTACCAATGCCCTCAATGGTTTGAGAAGACAACTCAGTCTTAAGGATAATGTGCAGCAGACTGCTGGCACCCCTGGACCAGGTAATAACAATCAAACTACATCTACCAGTGGGGTTACTATCAGTGGTGGAGACGCTGATTTCTGGACACTGGTTGCTGTTGCTTCTAGGGAGGATGGAGATCCTCAAGCTTGGGCAGACGTAGCACAGTCGATTTATAATAGACTTGGATCTGGTGCCTACACTGGCAGTACAATCAAAGAATTGATCCTTGCGAGGATGCAGTATGAACCTACTTGGAAATTCCCCAACGGAACAATAAATGGTAGAGGAAATCCTAATGATGAGTGGTATGCTATTAAGGATGTAGCAACAGCAGCCGCTGCTGCTGGAATGTCTCAAGATGCAATGAAGTCAGTTGCTGCGGCAATCTTAAATACATCACTTCAAGATAAGGCAAGAGAATTTATCCAAGGAAGAACAGACTTCAGAGGATATAGTGTTGAGGGTGGACTGACTAGAAAGGCAGGTGACAATTACTTTGGTTGGTATAACAACTACAGTCAGAATAAAGTCGCATCAGTTCCAAACTTTAGTGCAACCGCAACGGTTGCTCCATCTACATCTACATCTGCAGGATCAGGAGTCGTTCCTCAAGGTCAGTTAGCAGATATGACTGGTGGGAAGAGGAATATCTATCTCCACTGGAGTGCTGGTAATAATATGACTGGTCATCCAAGTAGATACCATGCGACTTTCCTTGCTGATGGTAGTAAAGTTCAGACGGTTCCATATACTCAAAGAACTCCTGAGGGTCACACTTCTGACAGAAATCAAGCTATTGGATTAGCAGTCGCTGGTATGGGACACCAGGGATGGGGAACAATGAAGAAGTCTGCTCTGGACGCTATGGTTGCGGAAGCAGCTAAACTTGCCAAGCAGATGGGATTCTCAAAGAGCGAAGTTGACAGACGCATCTGGACACACGCAGAGGCAGGATCAATGCTTGATGGTGGCCGCAATAGACCAAGTTCTAAGAATAGAGTAACACCTCCTCCAGCAGCAGATAACTATGGACCTTATGGTGGTGACTCTGCAAGAGTTGACTGGATGGACGTTGACCAACAATCTTGGGGTCAAAAGAAAGGCGGTTCTGTTCTCCGTAGTATGATTAAGAATAGAATGTATTATGGTGGCAAGGTGTCTGGTGCCAAGGGTCAGGATATGATTCCTGTAATGCTTACACACGGTGAGTTTATCCTTGATGTGAACTCTACCAAAGCGATGGAGGATAACTTCCCAGGATTCTTGGATGCCTTGAACCGTGCGAAGTATGATCAAGCAATTGGTGTTCTTAGAAACTATGCATCATATGAGGCGGGTGCTCAACAGTCTGCAGAGATTCCAATGACGATTATCAATAACGTTATTCAATCACAGGGTCAGAATTCTCCTGGTAGTGTGATGGTGATGTCTTCTGGTAGTTCTGCTGATGACTATGGCGAAGCATTAGCGGCGGGTCAATAAATATTGTATAACCAAAAAGTATTATGGCAGAGCAGTTAAGTTCCGATAGAGGAAGAGCCAGTAGTATAGATAAGTTTTCTGTCATCTCTAACAAGGGTGGCGATATTAATTTGAGTCCGGCTATTTCCGAACTAAAATACTATGAAAGTATTAGGGAAGCGACTGTCAGAATGTCCATCGTTTATAATGACAGTGGTGGATCCATAAAGGGAAAGTCTGTTCTTGAAGCACTCCCATTAGTAGGAACAGAAAAAGCACAAGTCAAGATCAAAGATAATAATGACAACAATCTTGATCTTACTCTGTATGTGACTAGTGTTGATCCTTTACTTGAGGATGCAAAGAAGACTGTAGTCTCTCTTCAGTTGGCATCTAAGGAACATGTTCGCAATCAGTTGGTAAGAATCAATAAGAGATTTGATGGTAAGTTGTCGGATCATATAACAGAGATTCTGACTAACGAATCTTTTATTGGCACAGATAAAACTCTTGACATTGAGGAGACACAGAATAACTACAACTTCTTTGGAAACAATAAGAAGGCATTCTATACCTGCACTTGGTTAGCAAAGAAGGGTGTCCCTAATACAACATCACCAGGCAAGACTGCAGGTTACTTTTTCTATGAGACTAGCAAAGGTTTTCACTTCAAGTCAATTGACAAACTGATTGAACAAGAAGCAAAGAAGAAACTGATCTTCAATGAAACTCCCGATAATAAGGGAGCAACTATCCCACAAGGATATGATGGAAAGGTTTTAGAATTACAGAGTGATAATTCTATCAATGTGCAAAGCAAACTTGAAAGTGGAACCTACTCCACTAGAGTGGTTTTATTCGATCCGTTCAACTGTGTCTATCAAGTAATTGAAAAGAATATAGGACAGACGGAGAGTGATTTAAAATTAGCAGGGAAGGAACTACCACAACTGAATAGCGAATTTGATGAAGCAGTCAATGGGTTTACAAGAACCACATATATGTTAAAAGATAAGGGATCACTTCCCTCTGGATCAACAGAAGAACAGATTGATAAGTCTAAAGAGGCAAACTTTGATCCAGAAAATATCTTGAATCAATCAATTATGAGATACAACCAGTTGTTTACTCTCAAGAAATCGATTACAATACCAGGAGACTTCAGCCTCAACGCAGGAGATGCGATTTTCATAGACATACCAGAAGCAGGTGGAGATAAAAAAAATCAGAAACCTAATGCTGAAGTTGGTGGTCTATATATTATATCGGATCTATGTCATTACGTTACACCTGATCGTTGTCTCACTAAACTCAATCTTATTAGAGATTCTTACGGAAGAAAGGTAAATTAAAATGTCAGAAAAAAGAACAATCGAACAGCATATTGAAGACGATAAGAAGATCCTAGAGGATCCAACGGTATCGCCACAAATGCGTCGTCACACAGCAGATGAACTGCATGATCTAGAGGAGTATGTTGAGCACCATAAAGCAGAGATCGAAGCAGGGGATCATCATGATCCAAGTTACTTAGAATTGTTCTGCGATCAGAATCCATCTGAGCCAGAATGTTTAGTTTACGATGATTGATAAGTAATGGAAGGAGGATCGCTTTTCACATCAGGGTTCGCAGGAGCTCATTTCAACTGGTGGATCGGCCAGATTGCTGATGATGCAACCTGGCGTGATAACACTGCAAGTGGAAAGCACGAATCTGGAAATCAAATACCAGGGCAGTCAAGAAGATATAAAGTACGAATTATTGGATACCATGATCAGCAGGAGGAATCAATTCCTTCTGATCAATTACCATGGGCACAGGTCATGTATCCTGTTACCGCAGGTGGTGGCCAAGCAGCAGCATATCAAACCACTGCTCTGAGGCAAGGTAACTTTGTATTTGGTTTCTTTCTTGATGGTCAGGACCAGCAAGTTCCTGTTATCATGGGAGTTCTGGGCAACAATGCTCAGACATCACTCAAGACCACTATTGGTACAACAGAAGCAAATTTTGGACCTACTAGTGGTTATGCAGAATCATCTCTTGGAGAGACTGATCCAAATAAAAAGGTTCCTGATGCGGACCTTGTAATCAACAAACCAAAAACTCCTGAACAAGCAGAAGATACTGATCCTGCTCCACCAGGAGTAAAACTTAATAAGTATGGTCTTAGACCAGATAAATCTCTCACTAGACAGCAACTAAAAGATGCTCAAAATGCTAGAGCAGAAGCAGAAGCGAGAGGTCTGACAGGTCAAGACAGAGAAGACTTTGTAATGAAGGCAGTTGCCGATGGCATTGCCGCAAGAAAGGAAGCAGCAGAAAGTCCTAGTTCTCCTTCACAACCAGGAGCAACAAAAGAAAACGCAGATGCTTTTCACCAGCAGGCAGTGTCTGATGTCAAGAAGCATGAAAGACAAATCAGAAAGATCCCTCTTGACAATCCATATGATAGCGTAAATTCCTCTATGAAAAATATCCAGATTATTCT